GTAGAGGAATACGAACATGGGTCATCGCCTCAAATCGGACGGCAGTAGACGGCCCACGTCCCGCCGGAGACCGAGTCGACGAAGAACCGGGCCTTGCGCGCCTGCCCGGCGTCGGTGATCTGCCGCTGGGCGACGAAGTCACCGCTCGCGTTGCCGAGGCGGAGCGTGGCATCGCTCGTGAAACTGATGGGCTCGCTGACGGAGATCGCGTTGTTGCTCCCGTCGTAGAACACGACGCGCCCCGTCAGCGTCTTCGAGGCTGTTCCGCATGTCGCCCGGACCGCGACCGCAAGGGCGTTGCCGAGGTCGAACAGGTTCGCGCCGGCGGATCCGGCGAACCCCGTCGTCGTGAGGTCGCCGCCGGTCGGGGCGTCGGCCGCGGTGAGGCCGGTACGCGAGGTCTCCGAGAACGTCGTCTTGTTCCCGACCAATGCTGCGGCCGGCAGGTTGACGGACCCGCTGTCCTCGTTGACGGCGATCGCGAACGGCGTCCCGCTCGTGTTGTCCTGCGTGCCGGCTTTCGCCGATGACAAGGCCATTGCATTGACTCCCGTGGATCAATAAGCGGGCCGGCGGAATCGGCCGGGGCGTGAGGGACGACGGCCGGCGAAGTCGGGGGCGGCGCGGAAGCTCGCCGAGATGAGGGCGTCATAGGCGCTGGCCGCGGTCCATGTCACTTTGCGGATGGCGTTGGACCCGTCGGCGATCGCCCATCCCATCGCGCCGGGTTCGGCTGCGCCGGACGCTGTGCCCGCGTCGGCCTCGCCGCTGTTCCAGGTGATCGTCCCCGGTGCCCCGGTCCAGCCGATGACCGAAATGATGAGGTCGCCCGATGCCGCGACAAGCGAACCCGTCTGAAGCGTCGTGATTGAGCTCGCCGACCCGCCCTGGCCGGCGGTGGCGCGGGGCTGGGAGAACGGCTGGACCCCGGTGAACGCGGCTGCCAGCAAGGTGAGGTAGGCGGTCGTGGACGAGGGGGCGGCGACGGTAAGGGTCAGGGTCCCGCCGGGGGCGTTGGGCAGATACCACAGTTCGGCCCATCCGCCTCCCGACTGGAGCTGATGAGCTCGAGTGAAGTCGATTGCCCGGCCGTTCGTCGTGTCCCGCACGTATGAGACGGATTGGTAATACCCCGACACCCCGACGGCTACGAACGCCCTGGGCGGGACGCTCGCCAGGGTGACTGTGCCCGAGGCGACGTTCCCATATCCCTGTGAGGCCTTGGAAATGAGGGAGATCACGCGATCACCTGCGCGCCGGGGAATCGCTTCGGCATCGCCAACACGAGCCCATAGACGCCGGTGGCGACGGCCGCGACGAGGTCCGGGTGTGCCGCGAGGACTTCCGCGAAACTCGGGATCGGATCGGTCGTCGGCTGTTCCGTGACGGGGTCGATCACGGGGGCAACCCCCTGCGGGTCGATCGCGAGCGTGACGACCTCGACGCGCGGATCGTCGGCCACGAACGCTTCGGCTGATCGGTACGACTCGATCCGCGCCCGGATCTCGCCGGTCCGGGCGTCGTAGCTGAACGCCGAGCACCACGCGTGGACGGTGAGCGTCGCCGCGTGGTCCTGCGGGTCTGGGATCTGGTAGGTGAGATGCGGTGCAGCCATCGGCGGTGCCCTCTCGCGTTCGCGGCGCGGGTGGGGGTGGTCTCGGGTGCGGTCGGCGGTCAGGGTTCGAGTTTCGCGCCGGGCGTATCCTCGAGGGCATGCCGCCCGGGGATGTCGTCGGCCTCGATCAGCGGCCGGACGTCTTCGAGTTGGCCGAGCGTGCGGACCACGGAGACGGCCTTGTCGCCGTCGAGTTCCATCAGGTCGGTGCGGTCCGTCTTGACGATGTGGACGCGATCCGGGAGCTCGACGATCACCTCGGGCGTGCCGTCGATGCCGGGCGTGCGGAGCCGGCGCGCGGCCTGGAAGACGCCCACGGTGCGGCCGTCGGCCGTCGTGTGCGCGCCGGGGAACGCGGTGGCCGTCGTCACCCACTGTCCATTGCGGAAAGCCATCTGGATCACCTCACGCGAGTTGCATGACGGGCTGGAGCGTCAACGTGGACGGATTGACGAGGCCGATCGACGACCCGAACTTCTCGGCCGCGATGAGCTTGGTCGACGTGGCACCGACGATGAAGTAGCCGTAGATGGTCTGGGCGCTGGTCGCCGACCACGACTGCGCCGACGCGCCGTAAGAACTCTTGGCGTCGGCCGCCTCGCTGTTGACGGTGTTCGTCGAGTTCGTCGCGGGCGTGCTCCAGGTGGAGCCGCTGAGCGTGCGGGTCAGCGTCTTCGCCGAGTAGCCCGTGAACGTGGCCTCGGTGTAGGTCGCGGCGGTGTCGGTCTCGGCCGGCGTGGTGTTGCTGCTGTAGAGCTTGAGGGTCCAGTTCTCCAGCGTGCCGCCGGCGAGCAGGTCGGTGAGGAGCTGGATCTCACCCTCGTTCGGGATCAGCATTGCCACGGGTAGTCCTCCGTCGGGTCAAGAGTCCAGCGTGTGGAGCAGGGCGGGCACGAGGTGCTCGTCGAGCACGCGGTCCCATTCGTAGGCGGCCGCGAACTCGACCCCGACCGCGGCGTCCCGCTCGGCCTCGGCCTTGTCTCGGGCCAGCAGTTCGAAGGTGGCGTCGGCGATCCCGGTGGGGCTCGGGATGACCATCCAGCCTTCCATCGGGGCGAACGCCCAGACCTCGGCGGCCGGTTCGACGAGCCGGCCGTTGCGGGTGAGCTCCGGCATCGACGAATGCCGCGTGGCCACGACGGGCGTGCCGCACGCCTGCGCCTCGAGCAGCGGCAGGCCGAAGCCCTCGCCGCACGTCGCCTGGAGGCAGACGTCGAACGCGTTGTAGAGCACCGCCATGGTGGCGTCGTTGATGCCGAGCAGGAGCTTGTCGCCGGTCGGGAACATGATGCGATCGGCGACGCCCAGCGCCCGGGCGATCGGCCAGAGGTCGAAGCCGCCCTGCGCCCGGTCCTGCCAGGCGTGGACGTAGAGGATCGGGTCGAGCCCGCGGTCGATCATCTCGCGCAGGGCCTTGAACGCCTGGTCGAACGCCTTGCGGCCGATCGGGATCGTGCTCGTGTTCGCCGCGACCATGCCGAGGACCGGCCGGTCGCCGAACGGTCGGCCGGACCATGATTCGAGCTCGGCCCGACACTCGGCCCGGTCCAGCGGGCGATAGACGCGGGTGTTGACGCCCAACGGCACGTAGCGGACCTTCGAGGCGCCGGCACGCCGCATGACCTCGGCGCCCCATTGCGAATAGCAGAACGCGGCGTCGGCGGCCTCGGAGAGCTCCACGAGCGACTGGCTGCCGGGCGCGGCCTGGCAGGGGAACCAGTGCACGACCTTGCAGGAGTGGCCCTCGCGCCACGCGTCCGGCCCCATGATCCAGGGGTCGGTGACGGACATGACGATGTCCGCGCCGAAATCCCTGGCCCACCAGTGCAGGGCGTCGTCGCCGGCGACCGCGTTGCCGCGCGGGTACACCGGCACGCCGTCGTAGTGGATCATGTGCCCAAACTGGCTGTTCCAGGCGAACACGGCCGACTCGTGGCCGCGAGCGAGCAGGCCGCGGGAGACGGCCCGGATGGCGGTGGCGTAGCCGGAGCACAATGCGGGGGACGTGCCGTAGATCAAGACTCGCATGGTGGACCGTTCAGTTGAAGGGTTGGACCCAGATCCGGACGATTCCGGCCCGGTTGTCGATGAGGTTGATGAGCAGGTAGGGCCGCTTCTGCATGATGCTGGTGCCCTGCTCGAGGTAGCGGGCGTAGGCGAGGTCGGAGCCGATGGACCACGCGTGCCGGACGGCGTCCCACTGGATGCCCTTCATGAGCGACCGGACGAGGTCGCCGGTGATGCGGTAGGGCGGGTCTCCGGGCAGCGAGTGCTTGTCGGGGCTGTACGACCCCTGCATGCGGGTGATGTCGTTGATGACGGCGTTGGCGTAGTACTGCCCCGCGTCCTTCAGGTTGCCGTCCAGGTGCCGCCAGAGTCGCCGGCTGAACGCCTGGCCGTGCCAGGCCATGCGGACGGTCAGCTGCATGGCTCGGCCTCACTGGACCTGGCGTCGCTTCGCGTCCACCTGCCAGCGTTGGAGGCGGAACGAGCCCGTGAACTTCTCGCGGACGACGGCGTAGCCGTGCCCGTTCTCGACGCCGCTGTCGGGGTCGCACTCGAGCAGCACGTCACCGGCGAGGACCGCCGGGTCGGGCTCGGGCGGGAACATGATGATCGTGTCGACCTCCGACCCGACGACCATCAGGTCCGGCATTGTCTGCGGCGTGGACTGGCTGATCTTGCACGGGTAGACGAACGGCTCGGGGTCGTAGTCGTTCGTGCGTCCCTTGGACGGGTCGAGCTTGCCCGGCCCCTTGCGGAGCACCTTGACGCGGTGCGGGAACGCGCGGCGGTTGAAGTCGGGCACGTCAGTAGTTCCAGCCGCGGGCGATGGCGTCCGGCACGACCGGCTTGGGCACCATGACGCCGGAGACCGGCGCGGCCTTGCCGGCGGCGTACAGGCGGTCGATGTCCTGCCAGGCCGTCGTGATCGTGGCCCGCAGGGTCTTGGCCATGTCGCTGAACTCGTAGCGGTTCGGCCCGTCCTGCTCGCTGGCGTAGGTGACCAGCGAGCCGAGGATGGCCTCCTTCAATCGCACGTCGCACACGGCGTAGAACCACGCCATGCGGGACATCGGCACGAGCGACAGGTCGCCGTCCGCGACGGCCCCCAGCGTCCCGACCGCGTAGCCCATGTGCAGCAGCGCGCCCTCGATGGCGTCTCCGCACAGGCCGTGGGAGCCCGTGGCGTCGGTGCCGGCCCCGATCTGGTCGAGCGCGTCCCGGTTCATCCGGATGAGCCGCTGCTCCAGCGCGAGGCGCGTCAGCGACATGGTCAGACTCCCCGGTTCGCCGGCTGCTTCCCGATCGCCCGCGGGGCCTCGGCGCTGTCAACGTTGACACCCGGGGCATCCTCCACGAGCGACAACTGCGCCTCGAGGTCGGCCTTCTGCCGCTTCAGGGCCGCGGCATACTCCGCCTTGCTGGACGCGTCGGCGTGCTCGACCCGCTTGCCGTAGGCCGCGTGCAGCGACGCCAGGGTGTTGACGTGCGTGCCCTGCACGACCTCCGTGACGGCGCCCGACTTGTCCTTCTTCGAGACGGGCGACAGCATCACGCTGCCACCCTCCTTGATGATCCGCTCCATCTCCGCCAGCGTGAGCATGAGACCCCCCGTGAGACCGTGAGAGTGGACGACGTGAGGGGCGCTCGTCTCGCCCCGTCACGCCAGGTGGTGCGCTCAGAACGGCTCGCCGACCGGGATGGTGTCGACGAACGTCCCGACGTTGAGGACGGCGTTCTGCTGGAGCAGGTGGCGGCGCGGGAACGCGCAGTCGACGCCCCAGACGGTGACGTTCGGCGGGTTGAGGTCCGGCGGGAACGTCATGTAGCCGAGCGGCCCGCGGCGGGGCCCGTTCATGCCGGCCATACCGCCGACGATGGCCGCCGGGTTGAGGCCGGTGAACAGGCTCTCGACCACGATGCCCTGCGCGAGGTCGCGCACGCCCGTGTCCCGGTCGTTCTGCGACGAATCGAGGATGACCTCGTTGATCGGCTGGTAGCGGGCCGACGCCAGGGTGCCGTCCGCGTTCTGATACCAGTACCGTTCGTCGGCGACTTCGAGCTTCAACCCTGTGATCTGCTCGAACATCTCGGTCTGCATCCCGAGCGAGTAGGCCGAGTAGTTGGCCGACCAGCCGAGATCGGCGCGGATGAAGGGCTTCGCCTTGTTGATGAACTCGGTCGTCGCGATCATGTACCGGAGCGCCTGCGTGCTCAGGGTGACGCGATCGAACTCGATGCCGTAGCGGACGCGGCCGATGAGTACGGCGTTGAGCAGGTTGTCGATCGGCGTGGCGTTCGCCGCGTCGGTCCACGAGGTGGCCACCGTGATCTTCAGGTCGCTGGGCATGCCCCAGGTGATGCCCGTGGCCTTGTAGCCGAGCCGGTCGTAGTCGAGCCGGTCGCGGAACATCGCGACGAGCAGGGCTTCCTTCCGGTTCTCGATGCCCGTGAGGCAGTTGTCCACGATGGGGCCGAGGAAGTCGTAGACCGCCTCCTCGCCCACGATCTGGCCCGAGCGGATCTGGTTCCACTGTTCGAGTTGGGTCTCGGTCAGCGTGCGGCCGATCTTGATCTTCGGGAGCTGGTAGGCCTCGAAGTTCAGCTTGCCGCTGGAGTACGCCGCGCCCGCGGAATCGGGCGCGACGAGATCCGCGATGAGGATGCGGCCGACGAAACGCGCGATGAGCTCGCCGTTCATCGCCGGCACGGAAGTCGTTCGCGAGAGCCACCGATGCTTCTTCGGCTGCTTCTCGCGCTGGTCCTGGAGGGCCTGGATGATCTTCGTGATCCGAAGGACACCCAGGTTCTCCATCCCTGCTGCGGCCATGTGGGAATCTCCTGTGATGTCCCGGGATCAGTTCTCGACGATGCGGAGGCGGGGGATGGCGGTGCAGAGCTCGGTGAAGGTGGGCCCGGCCGCGAGCGAGTGCACGCCGGACGTGGCGACGAGCCGTTCCTTCCAGACGCGGCCGCCGTCGATGGCGCCGCCGACCTGATTGACATTGATCGCGACGGGCACGACCAGCAGGCCGCCGACGCCGGCGTTGACGATGCTCTCGTTGAGCACGAAGCACTCGCCCGCCGTGAGGGTCTGGCGTCCGTCGGTGGCGTTCGGGTCGTAGGGGCCGAACTTGCCGCTGGCGCCGCCGCCGAGCGACGCGGTGATCGCCGTGGCCGGGGCCGTGCCGCCGGTGAGGGCGTCCGTCGCCGTGAACGCAGCGACCTCGTAGGACGCCATGGCGCCCTTGAAGCCGACGACGATGCTGGTGCCGGGCAGCGCGCCGCCCGAGACGTAGGTGTTGCCGGCCCCGAACAGGGTGTCCATGTAGCCCTGCACGGTGGCCGCGGTGGCGTTGTAGGCGACGTCCTGCGTGGACGTGGTGCCGGTCGCCGGGTTGGTGATCGTCAGCGTGGTCTTGCCGCCGGTCGGCGTGCCGCTGATCGCGATCGTCTGCGTGGGGCCGACGATCTGGACGCTGGGCGCGGTGCCGCCTGTCAGCGCGTTGACGCCGAGCGAGCCCAGCGGGGGCTGCACGGACGCCATGGCGCCCTGGAAGGTCACCGTCACCGTGCCGGTGGTCAGCGTGCCGGTGTTCACGCCGACGTTGCCCGAGCCGTAGAACGCCTCGTAGGCGGTCTTGACGGTGTTGGCGTTGTCGTTGTAGTTCAGCGTCACCGTGCCGGCCGACCCGTTGAGGGGGTTGTACACGTTGAGGCTGAACGAGCCGCCCGTGGGCGTGCCGCTGGTCTGGAGCGTCTGCGTGGCGTTGGTCGTGATCTTGGTCATGACCTGGCCGAACCGCAGGTACTTCTTGCCGCTGGGGACCGTGTAGCCCTCGCGGGTGACCGTGTCGGAGCTGACGGCTGCGACGGCCTCCCAGGCGATGGTGAGCGCGCCGGTCTTCAGTTCGGGGGCGCCGTCGGCGCTGGCCACGATGGGCACGCCCGTCGTCCCGAACACAGTTCGTCCGAGCATAGGAGTTCTCCGAGATGGGTGGGGGCGTGCGGGTCAGCGGGCGGCGGGGTAGCGCTTCTGCGCCCAGTTCTTCGCGCCCTCGGCGAAGGCCTCGTCGTCGGCGGCGGCCGCCGGCCGCTCCGGCGCGACCGCGTCGAGCGGCGCGTCGATGGTCTCCTTCGTGAGACAGTGCGGCGTGCGAGCCTCGACCATGGTCTTGAGAGCCAGCGTGCGGCCGCTGAAGCGGTTCGGCGTGCCGTCGGCGTTCGACAGGAACGACACCTCGCCGGCGTCGTTCACCAGCGCGCCGGAGGCGATGCCGAGGTCGTCGAGCTTCGCCTGCGCGAACGCCTCGATGAGCGACCGCCGCTCGGCCGGGTACGCCCGGTTCGCCCGGATCGCGTCGTCGGCGAACGCCTTGGCCTCCGTGGCGATGCCGTCGAGCCGGCCGGCTCGCTCCTTCGCCTCGTAGTCGGCGATCTTCTTGCGGAGCTCCGACACGTCGCCGGCGCTGTCAACGTTGACACCCGACATCGGCTTCAGGCTTGTGACCTTCTCGCGGATCTCCGCGAGGGTCGGGGGCGTGGCGTCGGCGGTTTCGGAGTCCGAATCCCCGCCGAAGAGGGCCTCGAGCACCCTGGTCTTCCAGTTCATGGCGTTTCCCTTCTTCTGGGGATGGGCTCGGGTCGGCAACGCGCCGCCGGCCAGGTCGCGGATCACGGAGTCGAGCGTGCCGACGGAGTCGGCCATGCCGACCTCGACGGCCTTGTGGGCGACGAGCGAGCCGCCCTTGCCGAACCGCTCGCGCACGAGCTCGACCGGCACGCCGCGGCCCGCGGCCACGGCCTGCTCGAAGACGTCGTGCATGTCGTCGGCGCGGGCCTGGTACTCGGACCGCCCGGCCTCGGTGCGGACGTCGGCCCGCTTCAGCGGGGCGAACGTGCTGACGATCTCGGTGCGGTCCTTGCGGTCGTCGGGGTGCCTCACCGTGGTCACCACGCCGATGCTGCCGGCGAGCGACATCGGGGCCATGACGATGCGGGAGGCGGCCGACGCCAGCCAGTACGCGCCCGACTGCGCCGAGCCGTCCACGAACGCGACCACGGGCTTGACCGTCGACAGCGAGCGGATCGCCTCGGCGGCCGCCGCCGTGCCCTTCGCCTCGCCGCCCGGCGAGTCGATGTCGAGCACCACGGCCTTCACGCGTGGGTCGTCCTTGACCCGCGACAGCATCGCGGCCAGGTCCGACGTGCTCGTGCCGCCGCTGATGTCCGAGAACAGGCCGGCGTGCTTGAACAGCGGCCCCTGGATCGGGACCACCGCCACGCCATCCCGGATGTCCTCGGGCTTCTGCTCGTTCTCGTACGGTTCCTCGCGGCCGTCGAGCCGGTCGCCCGAACGGGCCGCGATCTCCAACCCCAGCGCGTACACGTCCGGCGTGACGCACCAGACCTGGGAGGCTGCCCACTCGAACGCCTTGCCCTTCATGTCACTTCCCCTTGCCGCCCTTGGAACCGCCCTTGCCGCCCTTACCGCCCTTGCCGCCGCACGACTTGGCCATGGCCGGTCTCCTGTCAACGTTGACAGCGCCGCGGGTGCGGCGCGGGGGAATGGGTAGGGCCGGGGCCGCCGGGGGTCCAATCCGGCGCCCCGGCGGCCGGGGTTGGTTGAGGAGCCGGCGCCGGGGCGCCGCCCGCGTACCCCGGGCACTCCCGGCTCACCAGTGAGGTCCGCGGGTTTGCGATGCGCGCCTCGTCAGGCGGGGACCGCCTTGTCCTTGCCCGGTGCCTGCTGCGGCTGGCCGGGCGGTGCGAGGGGCACGAGCGGGGCGGGGTTGTCGCCGGCCTTGCGGATCAGGCCGCCGAGGCCCAGCCACTTCATCACGCCCTCGCGCTCGGGGGCCGCGATCATGCCGACCGAAGCCAGCCGCGCCACCGCGTTCGCGTTGCGGCTGAAGTCCTGCTGGTCGACCATGCCGAGCACGACGCGGGGGTGAAGCCGCTCGGCGACGTCGGGTCCCCAGTTGTGCGACACCAGCGGCTTGATGACGTCCCGCACCAGCACGCCGGCGAGCAGCTTCTTGGCCACCCGCACGAGGATGCCCAGGATGTCCTGCGCGGTCTCGGAGTCGCTCTTGCTCGAATGCGTCGCCTCGAGGGTCGCCCGCACCTGCTGGAGGATGCCGAAGACGATCTCGTGGCGGAACTCGTCGAACGCCGTGATGAACGCCGAGCCCTCGCCCATCGGGTCGAGCGTGGTCAAGGTCGCCCCGTGCGCGCCGACCGCGGCGCTGGCGTTCTCCAGCGCCAGGATCGCCTGGAGGAAGGCCTGCTGCGCCGTCAGCGTCTTGCCGGTCGGCTTGCCCGTTTCGGGGTCGCGTTCCTCGACGTCCGTGGCCCCCTCGGCGGTCGTGCCGAAGTAGGACGGGCTGGCGAACCGGCTGAGGTACTTCCAGTACTCCGGCCGCGTCTGGACCTTCATGTTCCAGGCGTCGTAGACGGCGTCGAGCGCCGGCGTGCCGCGCGGGTCCCGGGCCTTGGGCAGCCACGAGAACACGATGAACTTGTCGCGGGGGAGCACCTGCTGGGGCGGGTCGTTCGGCTGGCGGTTGATCGCGCCGGTGATCCCGGCGACGCCCCCCGCCCGGTCGATCAGGAAGTACCACGACCAGCGGGGCTTGACGTGGATCGACTGGAGCGTGAGCCGCCCGGCGTCGGGCCCCTTCTCGACGTGCTTGTACGTGACCTCACCGAGCATGCAGCCGTACGGAATGCCGTCGAGCAGCTGCCAGAGTACGTCTTCGAGGCACTCGTCGATTCCGGTGAGCGCCCGTTCGCAGAACTCCGCGATCTCGGAGGCCAGTTCCACCTCCGCCGGGTCCAGTTCGTCGGCGCCAGGCCCATCCTGCAACGCCGGCTCGACCTGCACCCCATCGGCCAGCACCGCCGCCTTCAGGGTGTTGATCGTCGCCCGCACCGTGCCGTCGAGCAGCATCGCGTCGTACAGGCGGTCGCCGTACAGCCGCGACGCCGACTCGGCGTGGTTCGCGAGGGTGTTGTAGACCTGGCTGGAGAAGGAGCGCCAGGCATACCCAGCCAGATACTCCCGCTCCGGGTCGCCCTTCGGCTTCCCGGTGACGGGGTTCATGAATCCGGGGATCGGGATGCTGGCGTCCATGGCGTCTCGCGGTGGTTCGGTGGCCGCCGCTCACGCCTGCAACCTCGGGCGGCTGCCCCCGGTGGCAACGTGGCCGCTGGCCCTCGTCTCGAGCATGACTTCGGTCAGAGCCCACACGTAGGCGTCGAGCCGGTCGGGCGACTTGTCCCCGGGCACCCAGTTCGTCAACTGCGTCTCCAGTTGCGTGAACAGCCCGACGTGGTGAATCCGCGACTGTTCGGCGAGCCGCGAGATGGGCTCGGCACGGGTCACCTTGCCGCGTGAGGCCCACAGCTTCTTCGTCGGGATGCTGGGGTTCACCGAGGCGATGACGGCGAGCACCATGTCGCCGCCGTTGTTGATCTCGGCGGCCAGCACGTCGGCCCGGTGCCGGTTGTAGGCGTCCACCGCCGCGCGAGCCCAGTCGTCGGGCGTGCCCTTGATGGTCGCGTCCTCGAGCACGTAGCCGTGCCCGTCGCTGCCGCGGGCCGCGACCACGATGCCGGTCTCCGCCCCGCTCTCCGGGTCGTTCGACCCCGCGCCGGGGTCCACGCCGACCGCCACGCGGACCAACTGCACGCCCATCGGCACCGCGGAGACCCGCGGCTTGTCGAGCATGTCGGTCGTCCACAGTGCGCCGGGCGTGTCCTCGAGCAGTTCCGCGTTGAGTTCCTGCCTACCGAGCCGCGTGCCCTCGTAGCCGGCGGTGACGTTGTCGAAGAACGTGCTCGCCAGGTGCGCCCGGTTCTCGTAGGTCGTCGCCCGCAGCAGTACCGTGGTCTTCGCCGAGCGGATCGCCTTGTAGGTCGGCGTCGGCCTGGGGGTCGTGGAGACGAAGATTTGCGGGCGTGCGCCCAGCCGCATGCCGAACTGGAGCATGTCCCAGGTCTCTTGCTGGAACTTCCTCCACTTCGGGAGCTCGTCCATCCACGCGCCGTGGAACTGGGGGCCGCGGAGCAGGCCCGGCTGCTCGGCCGAGTAGATCGTGGCGACCGCCCCGTTCGGCCACGTCACGCGTGCCTTCGAGGGCTCGTAGATCGGCCGGCACCACGGCGGGGCGATGTCGAGCAGACCGCCCGGCCCCTCGATCATGACGTCGCGGACGTCCTTGACGGTCTCGTTGACGAGCGCGACGTGCTTCCACGCGCCCGACTCGACCTTCCAGCGGACGAACTCGGCTCCCGAACGCGTTTTTCCACTTCCCCTACCCGCCTCAAATAGACACACGTACCAGTCGGAGGCGGGGTCCGGCGCGCCGGGCGTGCCGGGCGGCCGCTGATTGCGGCGTGCCCGGTGGTGCTTGACGCAGGTGCCGACGGGCAGGCCGCAGCCGCACTCCTCGCCGTACCAGTCGTAGCGCGACTCCAGTTCCGCCCGCTCCCGGCGTCGCCGGAGCTCGATCTCGGCGGCGGCACGGAGGCGGAGCGAGACGTCGCCGGTCATCTACTGTCTCTTGGACGCGAGGATGCGCTCGGACCGCAGGAACTCGTCGACCCACTCGTAGTCGTACTGGTGCGCCCAGACGTGGGCCTTGTGGCCGCCGCCGTACACGAGCATGAGGATGTCGTCGGTGCCGGCGTGCCGGATGGCCGCCTTGCGACGCCGCTCGAAGTTGGCGACGTGGCTGCCGGGGTACGCCCGCATGGCGTAGGCCCGCCAGCCCTTGGGCACCCCCTCGAGCGTGAGCTTCACGCGGTCGGGCGTGAGGTCCACGAGGATCGGGATGCCCGCCATGCCCCAGATCCAGGACGCGTGCCGGCGCTGGTAGGTCCAGTAGATCGCCTGCGCCAGGTCCCACCGCCCGTTCTGGGGGATCGCCAGTTCCACGCACGCGCCGGGCTGCGACTTGACCAGTTTCGTCGTGTCCTTGACGAGCACGTTGAAGCGGTAGCGGTTGGTGTAGAAGCAGGTGGTGACGCCCGGCGGCATCTTCGCCCGCGAGATGGCCCCCCAGAGCATGACGGGCTGGGGGATCTCGGTGGCCTGCCACTCCAGTTCCAGGCAGGGGATGTCGAACCGGGCCTTGCGCATCTTCATGGGGGTCGCCGCTGTCAACGTTGACACCCCGCCCGCACCACGCCGACCGCGTGCCGCTGGGCGAAGCTCTCCATCAAGGGGTGCTCGCCGCACCAGTCGCCCTCGCGCATGGGCGGCAGGACGGCCAGCACGCGGAGCGCCGGCTCGCCGGTGATCGGGTTCTGTCCGACCAGCGGCAGGGCGTCGGGACGGCCATGCCGACACGCGCCGATGACGCCCTGCGAGGGCTCGGCGGCGCGGTCGTCCAGGTGCGGGCAGGAGGCGCAAGTTGGGCGTGTCATCTCACAATAGCTCCCATGGTATTCCTGTGATGTCGCGAAAATCGAGTCGCGGGTTGGCGAGCCGCTTGCGGAGAGACGCAAGTCGGTCCGGCAACGCGGTATAGTGCTCGATGGCGGGCTGGCCCACAGGCCGCTGATCGTGCGGGTGCCTATTCCAACGGTTCGGCAGTTGGAATACCCCTTCCCAGCTTCCGCGGGCGTTCAGGACGTGGATCAGGGCGGCCTGCTCCCACCACGGGTGATCCCGGTAGGTGGTGTAGAGGTCCAGCGCCGCCTCGAAGAGCGGGATGGCCCCGGGTCGTGCGGCCATGACGCCGCAGTTGGGGATGACTCCTTCGCCGGTGACGTGCGAGACGAGCCCCAGGTCGCAGCCGGGCGGGAGGTCGTCGGCGATGTCGCGGGAGCCGTCCACGATGAGGCAGTCGGCATCGAGCCAGACGGCGAGGTCGGTGCGTTCGAGCACCTCGATCAGGAGCGGGAGTTTGCCCCACGACGGCGGTTCGAGTTTCGGCTCGTCGTGGGCGACGAGGAAGTAGTCGTGTCGCCAGGCGTACTCGGCGTGGTTGAAGAGCGTGATATCCCGGAACGCCTTCAGCGGCCCGGTGCCGAATGTGACGAGGGCCTTGTCCATCAGTTGAGCTCCGCCTTCAGCCGGACCGCCTCGGCGTGCATGGCGTCCATGCCGACCTTGAAGACGTGCCAGCCGTTCTCGGGCGGCATCTGGAGGTCGTACGTGATGAGCGTGGCCGTCGCCATCGCCAGCGACATGACCGCCATCCGGAACTTCGTCTCGTCCATCGGCGCGGTGCTCTGGGTGTCGATGCCGGCGAGTTGGAAGGCGTGGGCCGCGAGCGGATGCGCGGCCGTGGCCAGTTCCTCCATCACCGATTGGACCTCGTCGTCGGTCATCCGTCTGCCTCGAGCGGGCATCTCGGCCTCCTCTCAGGTGTCAACGTTGACAGTTCGTCGCTCGTCGAGTCGGGTCATGGCCCGATCCAGCACGTCCCGCAGTTCGGCCGCGATGGGAGGCGGCGGGGCTCCTTCGAGCCCTTTCGTCGCGATCTTCACAGCCGCCTGATACTCGCCGCACTCCATCGCCAGGCTCGCCGCGCTGCGATGCAGGATCGAACGCGACGGTTCGGCGGTCGTCGGGGCGAGCAGTTCCGCGGCCCGCCTCTCGATCTGGTAGGCGACTCGCCGATACTCCTCCGCCTCCCGGGTGGCTTCCGCGGCGGAGTCGCAGTAACTCATCGCGGTGTGATGCAGGCGTTGGGCCTGCCTCTCGTTCTCGACCACGGGGCTCCTCCGGGGTGTCAACGTTGACAGTTCTGGGGGTCGCGCCGGCCGGTCTCCCTACGCACGCTATGCACGGTAACCCGTCGCACCGGGGCGTGCAGCAGGCCACGGTGTACACTATACGACTTCGAGAAACGCTGTGTTTCCGGGGCCGCGCGTTCACCTGCCTCTTGCTTGGGGTGCAAGAGGTCGGCGGTTCAAATCCGCTCGCCCCGATTGAAGTTACGGCGATTCCGGTTGACGGGACGCACGGAAAACCGCACGGTATCGAGTTAGTCGGCCGCGAGCGGCAGGTGTTTCTGGGCGCACCAGTTTCGCCAGGCCCGCCCCACACCGCCGGTGCCCGGGAACAGGTCATGGAAGTCGTCGTCGGGTGTCCACCCCATCGCCTCGAAGATCCAAACACAGAAAGCTTCCGGCTTCGCTCCTGGGGAGCCCCTTGCGGAGCGCGATGTTCGCCGCACACCAATCCCGCGTCGTGAGGTCGCCTCGTTTTCCTTTCCTGGGATTCCGGATGATGACCGGCTCCCACGCATAGGCGAGGCGCACGCCCGGTTTGAACGAGCAGAACGGCTTTACCCAAGCCATGACCCTCACGTCGTCCGGGCAGAGCGGCAGGATCGTCTTCAGGCTGGGCGTGTGAAGCGACAACGCCCATGAGTCGAACTCCGCCAAGCGTCGTTGGATGAGGTCCGCGTGGTCGACCTCGCCAGCGTAGTCGGAATGGCCTTTGTAGAGCTTCGCCATGCCTATGTAGGGAGGATCTGCGTAAGTTACTCTCACGGGACGGAACCCTCCCGATGGCCAAACATCCGAAGCCGTGGTATCGGAAGTCGGCCGATGCCTGGTACGTGCAGGTGGACGGCAAGCAAGTCCTGCTGGCGAAGGGTCTGACGGCCCAGCGGGAGGCGTGGGCCGCCTTCCACCGGCTGCGAGCGGGTGTCAACGTTGACACCCCGGCCGATGTCCCCGCCTACACCGTGGGGCAGGTGTGCGGGCTCTATCTCGACCATTGCAAGGCGACGTGCCGCCCGATCACCTACCGAGGGCACAGTGCACGGCTCACGATCGTTTGCCGTGCGTTCGCCGACGTGCCGGTGGACCGGCTCACGCTCTCGGATGTCGAACGCTGGGCGGCGGGGCTGGCGGTGTCGAGCGAGACGAAGCGAGACTATCTCTCGACCCTGCGCGCGGCGTTGAACTGGGGTCGTCGTGAGGGGCTGCACGACGCGGACCAGCTGGCCCGGCTCCGGCTGCCGCCCCGCACGCGACGCGAGCGGACGCTGGCACCGGCCGAACGCGAGGCGATCCGCGAGGCCGCGGCCCCCGCGCTGTTGGATCTCCTGTTCTTCCTCGAGCAGACCGGATGTCGCCCCATGATGGCGGCCGCGGTGGAGGCCAGGCACGTCGACTGGACCGGCGGCACCGCCACGGTGACGAGCAAGGGGCGTCCCTACCCGATCGTGCTGACGGCTCGGCTGCTGGCCCGGCTGCGGGAGTTGGCGGATCGGCATCCTACTGGCCCCCTGCTGCGGAACGAACGCGGGCTGCCGTGGACGTACAACGCCGTGCGGTGCGCGTTCCGGCGTCTGCGGGCGAGAACAGGCCTGGTAGGTGTCTCCGCATACACTCTTCGGCACTCGTATGCGACGGATGCCCTGGAACGGGGCGTGCCGGTGGCCGCGCTGGCGGAACTGATGAATCACCGCGATTGGTCGATGATCGCCCGTCACTACTCCCATCTTGCCGAACGTCGCGGGGCGTTGCGGGCTGCTGCCGAGGCTGCTGCTGCCGCGCCAGGGCCTCCGTCACCGACGGAAGGTCGAACCGAAGCGCCGCACCCACCGTCAGGCACGGGATCGCCCGATTCCGGGCAAGCCGATACACCGTCGAGGGCGTCACCCCGAGGACGTCGGCCAGTTCGCGGGCGGTGAGGTAGCGGGGCGTGCTCACGTCGTGCCCTCCCCGCCGGCCTGGCTGGCTCGTTCGATCCCGGCAGCAACGCGGATTGCCTGCTCACGGGTCGGGTAAACGGGATCGTCTTCGTCGATGCCCCAGACGTACCACCCCTCTGGGCACGCAGCCTCGAACACGGTACGTGAGTCGTCGGATGGCCATGCCGCCATCAGCGCATCCCGCTCCCGCTCGGCCCTCTCGGCCCGCTGTCGCTGCTGCTCGACCTCGGCTTCGAGCGCGGCGATGCGGGTGGCCTGGTCTCGCGTCTGGCGCAGGAACTTCGGGGCGTCGAGGATCAAACGAAGCCGCAGACCGCTGCCCGGCAGAGCCAAAAAAAAAGAGCCGACCGCATTGCCGTCCGGCGTCTCTATCACGGCTGGCCAGAGTTGCGGATTCGAGTGGTCGGCGAGTCGCCAGGTCTCCGCTGAAATCCCTTCGTACGGGTCGCCCTCCCCTCCCTTTTCGGGCGTGGCGATCGGCTCGCGGGTCTGTTTGCCTCGTGGCTCGCTCATTCCTCCCCCTCCCCCGCCGCGAGGGCGGGCTCATCTTCGCCGTCGAAACAGGTCCCGCAAATGCCCGGTTGCTCGTCCGCGAACAGCCGCAACTGACTCGCGTCGGCACGGATCAGCGAATCCCACGTCCAGTGCCGGCCAAGCCCCTTCACGGTCTCCAACGAACCGGCCTCGATCGCGTTGCGCTCGATGGCAATGGCGCGTTCAGCAAGGCCTGGATGTTCACGGGCAAGTTCCCGGATTTCGTGTTTCCGCATGGCCGGACAGAAGAAACACGACGACTTGCGGGGTACGTCGAGTTCGGCCCGGCGGATCGCCTCGACGCATTCCTCCTGACCCCACCCCCATTCGCGCAACGGATACCGATGCGTGTATCTCGCATCATCCGGGATGCGGCCCCGCCGCGTCTCGCCCGCGTGGATGCCGATCAGCCGCTCGACCTTCAGCCCCACATCCCAGGCCGCGAGCGCGGGTGGCCACGTCGCGAGCCAGGCCGCCATCGGCTGGCGTTTCCACTTCACGCTGCACCCGCCGAACCCGAACGCCTTGCTCGGGAGCGTCTCATTGTTGAGGCACTCCTCCTCCAACGACTCGGCATGCGGCGAGCGATAGCGGACCACGGTGATCGAGGGGAACCCGGCCGACTCGCACCATTCGCCCATGCGCCTCAGGTGCTCGTAGGTCTCGGGCCGCTCCCCGCCAGTGTCCGCAAACAGGATCGCGTCCGGCGTCCACTCCCGTTCGCGCATCCCGACGAGCATGGCCGTCGAGTTGACACCGCCACCAAACGACACGACGCAAGGGGCTCGCATCAGGGCTGTCACTCCTCCCCCGCCGCGCGGGCGGGCTTGCGTGCCGATACCAGCCCGGTCACCCGCCCGGCTGCGAACGAGCCGAGGAACAGCAGCGCGGGCACGAGGACGTCTGCGGGTGACCACTCGCGGACCCGCGATGCCAGCGGCGGCGCCGTCGGCGGCCCGCCCACGTCGTCCACGGTGGCCGCTGCTACGGTGCTGGGCAGCTCGCCCGGCGGTACAGGCTGGCCGGCGGCGGCGAGGGCCTGGGCGATGCTCAGGGCGATATATGCGGCGATGTCGATCACGATGATGGCTCCGGTGATTTGCGGGTCGCGACATCGTAGGCTCGGCTATCGCGCCAGGAGTAGTAATGCAGCCCACACCGGCAGCGGGTTGCTGGCAGGTGTTTGGCACTCTTGAGCCAGTCTTGCGGGATCAAACTGGCACTAAAGAGGCTGACCTGCCCACACGGCACGCTGGCTTTGCGGCGAAAGTCGAGAATCACTCGCCCCTCTCCCCCGGCGCCCGCACGGCGCCGCACGCGGCCTTGAAGTCTCTCACGGATTGGCCTCGAAGAATGCCTGCGCGAAGCCTGCCGGCGTCTTGCTTCGGCCGTTCCGGTCGCGGCCCGGCAGGCGGTGCATCTTGCTGCCCAGCGTCGGCTCGACGGGTCGCCGGGCCGCCTCGCACACCAACGGCACGGGCGGGGTGAACACGCCCCAAAGCCAGGTGCGCTTCGTGTACGGGTCGCCGAAGTCGCACGGGTCGAAGCGGAAGGCGGGCGGCCCGAGGTAATCCTTGATGCGTCCGACCGGGTTCTCCAGACACCACCACGCGGGCCGGTAGATCGCCACGGCCCGGAGGCAGGCATCGACCACAGCCATCCCTTCGAGGATCGCAGCCTCTCCCTTCGCTACCCAGTGCCGGGCACCGGATCGGGCGAAGTGCGTGCAGGGCGGGGCCGCGAGGATGCCCCGGATGGGCTCGTCCAGTCGCCGCATCAATCGCACGTCCTGCCCGTGCTGGAGGTCGATACGGATCACCTCGTACCCCGCCTCCAGGTACGGGCGGGACCATTCGCCCGAGTAGTCACACAGGCTGAGGATCGCCCCGCCGTACCGCATTCAGGCAGACTCCCCCGGCGCCCGCACGGCGCCGCACGCGGCCTTGCTTTGCTGTCGTTCGGCGAGGCACGATTCCCCGCCCATCTCGTAGTCGCGACAGATTTGCGGGCGGTGCTCATACCAGCGACACTTGCGTGTCACGGGGTCGAGCCAACAGCAAACTCCTTCGGGGTCGTACGTGCCATCACGTACGCGGTCGGCGTGGTCGTCCAGTGCGCGCCGGGCCTCGGCCGGCAACGCCCGGAATCGTGCGAAGTCGGCGTCATCGTCCGGGGTGTAGATTGACCACTGGCCCCATTCGCCCGTGAACAGTTGATAGCCCGGCGGCGAGACCTGCCCTTCGCAGCAAAGCCCGCAGTCGTCGCAGGAGATCACGGTGAGATCGCTCATGTCGCATCCTCCGATCGGACCTTGCCGCATGCGGCCTTGCCCGACTCGACCAGCGTTTCGAGCCGGTCGAGGTAGTGGCGGGCCTTGCGGATGTCCTCGATGCCGCCCTTGGAATGAGCCCGTATCAGATACTTGACGACGTTCCCGGCGAAGTAGGCGTAGACGCCTTCCGGCCCGAACGTCGCCTCGATCACGTCCCACGGCTGCACCGCGAGCCGCGTGTAGTGGTCGCCGCCCACCTGCTCGCGGCGGGGGTCGGAAGCTGTGACCGCGGAGTCCTGCTCTTCTCGGATTTCGCGGGAGAGCCGACCCGATGTCTCCGCGTCCCGCTCGCGTGCCCGTCGCTCGTCGGCGGTGATGCGGTACTTCGTGGCGTGGCTCGCGATGCTTCGAGCGGCGGGGCTGTCGGCGGGCGGGGCGTCGGCGGTCGACACCTCGGGCCGCTTCGGACGCTTGGGCCGATGACCGTGCTCGATCACCCAGCCCGCGAGATAGAGGCCCTTGCCTCGCAGTTTCCGCGTGAGGTGGCCCACGGCCCCCTTCGTGATGCCGAGGATGTCGGCGATCTCCTGGAGCTTCACGGGGCGGCTGCCGCCCGGGGCGAGCCGTTCGCAGACGTCGAGCACGGACTGCTCGGCCGGCGTGGCAGGGTCGCCCGGCTTCGGCTTCCGCGGCGGTCCCATCGGGCTCGCGTCCGGCGATCGCCGTCGGCATCCATTGGGCCCGTAGCCCGCCGACCAGCCCTCGTGATAGACCCCGGCCGCCCGCAGTTTCGCGACATGCTGGGCGACGGCGGCGGCGGTGACGTTGAGTTTGTCCGCGACGACGGACTGTCGCACCGGCCCGCTGCCGCCCGGGGCGAGCTCCTGGAAGACGTCGTAGACGCGTCGGGTCGTGGCGGTCAGCGCGTCCAGGCCGGTCGCTGGCGGGGTCTCGCCCGGCGGCTTCGGACCCGGCTTGGACGTGACCCACTCGACCCGGAACGCGGGGACGGGCTCGCACGGATTCTCGACGGGCCGCAGCACGGGCTCATCCTCCTTCTTCTCCGGGGTGGTGTCGGCGGCCTCATTCGCGGCCCGGTTCCGCGCCCGCGACGCCGTGAACGTGCCGGGCTCGTGGGCGTAGTCCGGGTTGCCCTCTCGCAGTCGTCGCTGTTTCTCGGCACGCAGTTCGGCCAGCCGCTCGCGTTCCTCGGCCTCGAGGCCGAAGGAGCATTCCTCGAGCGGCGCCAGCAGTCCGGG